TTCCCAAATTGAAAAAAATAAAAAAGATATAGAGAAACATGAACAGACACTTGAAGAGTATAGAAAATCAGTTAATAAAATTCTTGAAAAGAATAGAACGCTTAATGATTCAATCTCGGATGAAAAAGCAGTCAGAGGGGAAATTGATACGTTACTTGATTACCAGAAAGGCATTGAAACGCGCATAAACAAATGTGAAGAGGATATGGAGTTCTACGAGAAGAACTCTCATTGTGATACTTGTGAGCAGGAAATTCCAGAAGACCATCGCGATAATATGGTGAGTAAGTTTCATGGTAAGATGCATGAGTTGAGCAGTGGTTTAATTCAGCTGGGCGGAAAATTAAAAATTCAAAAGAAGCGAATATCAGAAATTGACAAGGTATCTGAAGAATATGATGGAAATTTAAGAGAACAAATAAAGATTAATGCTTCTATAGAGGCATGTATGCAATACATTGAAAAGGTTTCTACTCAGAATGAAGAAATCTCTAATATGGAAGATGACATTGACCAGACCAAAAAAGACCTTGAAGAGAATAAAGAAGATATTCGTATATATAATAATGAGAAGGAAAAACTGTCAAAGCAAAAATATCTATATGATATAGCGGCAACCCTTCTTAAAGATGGGGGAATCAAAGCTAAGATAATTAAGCAGTATTTGCCTATCATAAACAAATATATTAATGTTCATCTTGGAAAGATGGATTTTTATGTATCCTTTGAGCTTGATGAGAGTTTTAGTGAAACCATAAAATCAAGACATCGCGATGAATTTACTTATGATTCATTTAGTGAGGGGGAGAAGATGCGAATTGACCTCGCTCTTCTTTTCACATGGAGAGCTGTAGCTAAACTCAAAAATAGTGTAAATACCAATCTACTTATTTTGGATGAGGTGTTTGATTCTTCTTTGGACACTTCAGGAACCGATGAGTTTCTTAAAATAATATATGACTTAACTGGCAATGTTAATACTTTTGTAATTAGCCATAAAGGTGAAATATTATATGATAAATTTGATAAAACCATAAAATTCGAGAAACATAAGAATTTTTCAAGAATAGTATAATGTCAGATATTATAATAAACCCCTATGAAGAAGAACCATCTTCAAATGAACTAGATCTGAGAGTAGCACAATTACTTCACGAAACAAGTCCAATATTATACAAAGAACCTCTTCCTTGGGTGTTCGACCCCCCACAAGCTGATGCAAAACAATTGCATATTATTATGTTGGAGAATATGGTCGCTCATCGCGGACTAGGTTTATCTGCAAATCAATTAGGAATGCCTGTAAAGGTTTTTACTATGAGAATTGATGACTCTGACAATGCAATAGTGTGTTTCAATCCACAAATTTTAAAGGAATCAGATGAAACAGAAATAATGAAGGAAGGTTGTTTAAGTTTTCCAGAATTGTATCTGAATATAAAAAGGCCTAGAGAGATATGGGCAAAATATCAGAACGCTGACGGAGATGCTGTAGATGTACACTTTGAGGGTTTAGCTGCAAGAATCTTCCACCATGAAATGGATCATATGAATGGTCAAACATTTTTAGATCGGGTGAGTAGAGTTTTCTTGCAGTCTGCTAGGAGAAAACAAAAAAAATTACTAAGAAAGGGCAGACGAAATGGAAGAACAGATTGAGAAATTCGGTTCTGGCAGGAAACAAAAACGATTAAACAACAAACGTCAAAGGGGGCAGATGAAAAATATGCTCAGAAGTTTTGACGCAAAAACTATTCAAGATGATCAAGATGATGATTTTGATGAATTAGATGAGGAATTAGAATGGCAGATAGCGAGTTAGATCTTGAAAAAGATAATAGAGAACAACAACAAAAACTTGAAGCTGAGTTAGGTGGTCATTTCAAAAATGAAATAATGCATCGGGCTATGATTGCTCAGAAATCTCATGAAATGGGAAAGAAGATTATCATGGTTGACATTGATGGAACCATCTGTAAACAGGAAGGTGACCCCGGCGATGCCAATGATGCTTATGGATATAAGAAGACAGTTCCTTTCCCGAAAAGAATTGAGTATCTAAATTCACTTCATGATGATGGACATTTCATTCATTATTGGACGGCTAGAGGTTGTTGGAATGCTATAGACCATCTCCAAGAGACTAGAGAACAACTTGACTCTTGGGGAGTGAAATATAATGATGTTGCTGTATTCAAACCATTTTATGATATTTGGATTGATGATAAGGCAGTTGGTGTCCGCAGAGATTCTGAGGGTGCCATTTCGGAATTTAAAGCTAATATAGAACAGGCAATAGAGGTGTTGTGAGCTCTGTCATTAGGTTGACTACCTCTTCATAGGAGCCACGGCAGGATTCGTCATCTGCTTAGAGACACAGCGTAAAGGAGCAAACCTCGTAATTTTTGAGGGGAGGCGGGCTGTGAATTTAGCACCTCTTTTTCCTAAATAGTTTTTTAATTTAAATTGTAACTTTTTCAGAAGGAACCCCCATGGCCTATACTGTACAGTTACCGTTATTTCAAGTAGAAACTAGCAAAGGAAATAATATTTACTATGATATAAAAAGTGCAGAGAAAAAATATATAGAACATTGTGAAGAAAATATTCCATGTGAGATTTATAAAGATGGGTTAAAGATAAAGGAATATAAACCACTATTTTGAGGAATTATGACAAGTGACAAAGAAGCAAGGAAGTTGCTTTTTAAATATAATGAAGATATGATATTAGATGAAGTCAAAGAGTACATTAAAGGTACTTATGGTCAACATTACGCGGGTGGCGACCAAAACATACAAATCCAAGATGTCTTTGAGCAGATGGGGATATCTGAAGCATTCACCAGAGGTGCTGCGATGAAGTACCTCTTTCGTTTTGGGAAAAAGGATGGGAAGAATCCTAAAGATCTTCTGAAGTGTATTCATTACTTATGTTTACTATACCATTACTCATTTAAGTCGGAAGGACACAATGAGAATAATTGAAGAGGTAAAGCTCGATTTTAGCGATGTATTAATTCAACCCAAAAGATCAACTCTGATCTCACGAAAACAAGCAATTCTTACAAGAAAATTCAAGTTCAGACATTCCAAACTTTCATGGGAAGGGATTCCTATAATTGCAGCCAATATGGATCACACAGGAACTAATGCCATGGCTCATGCTCTTATGGAGTATCCTATGCTTACGGCATTGTGTAAATTTGTCGAATCTACTGAGTGGGGATGGAACAAGAACATAATAAGAACAATCGGATTAGACCAAAACTTAGATAACTTGTCTTATGATTCTCCTGAGGCGCCATGGATTTGTCTTGATGTGGCGAATGGATATACAGAAAGATTTAATGATTATGTTGCATTGATGAGAAAACATGAGGCAACCAAAGATAAAATAATCATAGCGGGGAATGTATGCACACCAGAAGCAACGGAACAGATAATACTGGCGGGAGCAGATATTGTAAAAATTGGGATAGGCCCTGGCTCAGTATGTACGACACGGAAGATGACAGGAGTGGGTTATCCACAACTCTCAGCGACCATAGAGTGTGCGGATGCGGCACACGGGCTCGGAGGTCATATCATCACAGACGGAGGTTGCACAGTAGTGGGGGATATAGCAAAGAGCTTTGGGGGTGGTGCCGACTTTGTAATGCTAGGTGGCATGTTGGCGGGACACACTGAATGTGAAGGTAAAATTTTGGGAAACCATATTGGAGGAACCATGTTTGCTCAAAAGATGGAATTTTATGGAATGTCTTCTGATGAAGCCCAAGTCAAATATTATGGGGAGAAACAGACTCATAGAGCAGCTGAAGGAAAGAAAGTTCAAGTTTCATATAAGGGCCCAGTTAAAAATACTATAGAAGAAATTCTTGGGGGATTAAGAAGTTCTTGTACGTATGCGGGAGCTAAAACTATAAAGGATTTACCAAAGTGCACAACTTTTGTGCGGGTGAATCGCCAACTTAATGAGGTATTTTCATGAATGAAGAAGAATTAGATTATGAAGAAAATGAAAATGATTTGATAGATATAAACATTCATTTTGAACCATGTCCTTCAAGTGACTTTGATGATTTGACAGAAGACATGGATGTGATGTCAGAGAAGATAATAGAGGCTTGGGTTTTTCCGATTGAGAAAGATATTATAGAAAGGATTTATCCTGACTATGAGGTATTGGCTGTTTATTGCAATGAATTGTCCAAAGAGGAATGTTGGATTCAATTCACAACCAGATATGATTGGATGAGAAAAACCAACGAGCCAGATTCAGATTTTGAGAAAGAGATAGAGGATTTTTTGGAAAAGAAATATCCAGAATCAAAAGTTGATGTATCACATACTAGATGGGGCACATAATGAGTAAAATAAAATGGTATACATGGGAGGAAATGAGGCGGGATGTGAATGTTTTATGTAGAGAGATTGTTCTTGATAAATTTGACCCGCAAGTTATAGTTGGAATATCTAGAGGTGGTTTAGTTCCTGGCGTAATGATGAGTCATTGGTTTAAGAAACCTTTTAAACCAGTTAAGGCGGCATTGCGAGATTTTCCTGAATGGGAAGATTATTTGCCACGGCCCACAGATGAACGAGTTCTTGTTGTAGATGATATTTGTGATTCTGGTAAAACCTTTGAAAAAATAAAATCCTATATCAAAGGGCCGAGATTGAATCAGCCTATGGAGTTGCCCGTTGATGTTAGATTCTGCTCGCTAATCTGGAATAACGAATGTGAAACAGAACCAGATTATTACGCATTAGAAATGGCTAAAGATTCTGAAAACATTTGGGTGCACTTTCCGCATGAGCAATGGTGGAACGCTCCCGTTTAACTTTAACTCGGAGGGGGTAATATGAAAAAATTAAGGAAGAAACGATAAATGGCTAAGGTAAAACAACCCAACCCAATTTCTGAGGGCTGGGGGGTTTACCGTGATTTGGTTGATAAAGAAATAGCAAATACTCACATGATGAGGTGTGAACCATTTATAAAATGTCTAACTCACGAAGATTGTCATTTAGACTCATTTTATCCAGGCAAACATTGGAGAAAAATGAAACAACGAGAAAATGGAACTTGGTATAAAGAACCATAAATATTACACTATAAAAGTCTGGCTCTGCGGGAAGGAGTCGAACCTTCAAATTATAACTGCAAACAACAGAGTGCGTTTACCGATTTCGCCACCGCAGAATCAGACTTTCAAATTGCCACTACTTGTTCATCTATCAAGTGTTGCTCTTCATGTTCTTTTAATTCTTCAATATTAGTAAAAGTTTCATCGCATTCAAAACAACTTAAAAATCCATACTCAGAATAGAAATCTTGATTGAATTCTTCTTGAGTCATAATAGACTTGCCTTTTTCATTGCACTAATTAGTCTGGTCACACCAATGCCCCCACCGAATCGCGGAAAGAATTTGTGACTCAGAAATTCGTCTAGTTCCTTTTCAACTCTATCATATCCAAATTTGTCATATAAAAGCTTACTATACTCTCCATCAGATATTGTATGAAATTGATGATGCATTTCATTTGTATTTGTCTCTCTTTCTGCACTCCCAATAGTTTCTTGGCCGCCCATAATCACATCGCATTTTAATGCATTATCGCCTCCCATAGAATTCTTCTTGGGTGACTTTTTCATATTCCAAAATGGTGAGGTATTATAGGGAAAGTGGGTAAGGAAGAAAACATCTCCATATTCATTATACATATCCGATTCATGTTTAGCGGTAAGTAGGTTATCGGGTGCCGTGTACTTACCGCACAGACTCAAGTATTGTCCGCCTGGAAAATCAACAGTTGGAAAATCCTGTTCCATTGGTGCTTTTCCATGTTTACATTCAAATCCAAGGTATTTACATAATTCACTTTCTAATTGAAGTAAATCATCAAATTCGCCTGGAGCTTCAAATTCAAACATAGGGAAGATTAATTCGTGTCTTCCTTCTATTGGGTCTGGTTCTTCTCTGTAGGAAGTTGATACACAAAAACAGCCAGATAAGTCTGGTTTGGTGAGTAGTTCGTACTCTAACCACATTTGACCAGTTTGAGGAAGAGGCCAAGTCTCATCAGCATATTCATAGGTAGCGACCGTGGTTGGGTCTTCACATGCTGCTAAAATTGATAATCTGTTTTGGGTGTGAACTTCTAGAAAATTCTTCTCTAAAAAGAAGGAACGGAGTTGGTGGGTAACATTAGTAAAATCTTGAGGGTCTATGAGACTCGTCAATTTATCCTTTCCATCGTTGACCGATTTCTTTTTTATTTAGGAAATTTCTATTTCCAACTATATACTTCATGAAAGTTTCAAAATTTTAATTGATAAATATGTGCGGGGGGAAACTCCCGCTTTTCAAATCTAAGAAAAGAAAGGAGGTGTTTGTGTTTATCTGTAAAAATCCAAAGTGTGAATGTGATAATTGTACCTGTGATCCTTGCGAATGCTCTCCTGACAATCAATGTTCAGAAGATTGTCAATAATCTCAACTAAATATTTTACTTGACAATTGGGGCTTATATTGTATAATATAAGTATAAGCCCCGATAGTTAAATGGATATAACATCGGCCTTCTAAGCCGTCGTTCTAGGTTCGATTCCTAGTCGGGGCACCAGAATTGCTGGCGGTGATAAACCAAGTAGCGGTCAGGGGATGTGACCGCCAAAAAAACAGCCCATTCACCACCAGCACCAGAATGGGGGGATTGGTATAATTGGGAACACACTGCCCTTGCACGGCAGAGTTAGCGGTTCAAGTCCGCTATCCTCCACCATAAAGGAATCAATGATAGAAAAAGTTATTCCAAAATTTGTTTCAATGTACATTAAAAAAGACCCAGTAAGACCACACATTAATGCCTTGGTCAGATTGGCTCCTGGCAGAGAGATGTACCATATTGATGAACAAGCATTTGTTTGTCTTGCATTTCTTGATAGAGTACCAGCAGATGAAGAAACTCTTTTATGTGCGAATGTGGGCCCAGTTGTTGTTGCCTATACGGTCTGGTCACTCAAGAAGGGATTGGGCCGACAGATAATTCTAGACCTTCAAAAGTTGATTAACGAAACTTGGAGATTCAAACGATTGGTCACTCTTAGCCCCCAAACTGAAATGGCGACTAAATTCCATCTGAGTAATGGTGCAAAACTGATTGCTGAAAATGCTTTATCCAATAATTTTGAATACGACATTTCAGATTTTCCCCTCACCAGCATGGATGTTAACGGCTGGTAATTTTTCTTTCAGAAAAGACTTGACAAAGTTCTCAGGATTTGAGATAATAAGGTTCAACAATTGATGAGGAACCTATTTCGGAGAGCTGAAATGAAACATAAAAAAAGAAATTATTTAGAAGAGAGTCATGAAGATTCTCGATTTTCAAGACTCGTTTGGAAAAAGAAAAGAACATCTTACCGATATACACGAGATCCGATTTACTTGAAAAAAAACTTGACAATGTTATAAGTATTTGAGATAATATAGGTAAAGGATGGGGGATGGGACACGGCTGGTTCAGGGTCGGCAACCCCCCATTCTTGTTGAGATTAACCTTTTTTGAGATTCGATATGAGCATGTTGTTGAGTTTGGATTTGGTACTCCTAGAGGAGAAATTAAGAAGTGAAGTGGAAGAAAAGTTTGGTGAGCGAACGTGGGATAAGGTTGAGTGTGATAATGTTTATGATGAAATTGTAAAAAATGGAAAAATGAGCTATTCATCTTGGAATAAGATGATGGGCACTGGTAAAACTCCCAAATCACGTTCTACCAGAAGAAGTTTAGATAATAAAAGACTTCATAATAAAATTGTAGGTGATAATTCTTATGTAGGAATTAAATTATGAATGATTACTTTGTATTTGATGTGGATCGTCGCTTCACTGGCGAAGTGATGTCCACTACAGATGAAGAAGGGATAGAGTTTGATGATCTCAGAGAAGCTACTTCTCAACATATTTTTGAAGGCAGTCCAGAGACTGCTAGATGGTTCGTTGGATTTTATACTAAAGGGTGGACTGAGCATAGGTAAAGAAAAAACTTGACAGTCTATACTCTATTTGTTATAATGGATATGTAAGATGAGAAATGGTTCTCATCTATTTTGATAACTCAACTAAAAATTTGTTATGGAAAATTTTGATACACAAGAATATATTAAAGGAATAATTAATGATCCGTGGCTGGGTACTGAATTTGAAGGGTATAAAAGTCTAGATCCCAAACAAAAAGGAAATTTGGGGGAGGCATG